CTTCCGGCCATCCCATCAGCCACTCGTGGATTGCCGGGCTCGGACGCCCAAACACTCGCCGGAACTCGCGCGCGGCCGGCCACTTCTGCATTGAATCGGCGCAGTAGTTCGCCTTGGTCGTCGGCGTATGCAAGTAGCCAGTAGCGTTGCCGAACGTGGTCAGCACCCAGGTCTGCCGCGGACAAGGGAAGCATTCGGACCTGGTAACCCATGCGAACAAGGTCGCGTCCGGCCTCTTCGATTGCTCGCTTAGCGACGTTTTCGGCGAAGACAAGCCGGGGAGCGACATCTGCCACGATCCGGCGCATCTCCGGCCAAAGGTTTTCAGCGTTGTTGCGTCCAGCTGCTGCAGTGCTGAAGGCCTGGCAGGGAAAGCCTCCAGATACGAGGTCAACAATTCCGCGCCACGGTAGGCCGTCAAATGTCCGAACGTCATCCCAGATGGGGAACGGCGGGAGAGCTCCATCGTTTTGTCGCTGGACCAGTACCCGCTGACAGTGCTCGTCGTGCTCGACGGCGCAGACAGGAGTGATGCCGAGCAGGTGGCTTGCGAGCAGGCCACCACCAGCGCCCGTGAATAGAGAAAGCTCATACACGGCGCGCCTCCCGCTTGTCGTGGTCGTCCTGGCAGGAGATGCAGCGCTGTGCCCAGGGTGCCGCGGCGCGACGCTTGGCGGGGATAGCCTCGTCGCAGTCGATGCAGAACTCAGCGCCCTGCCCCTGCAGCCTGGCGCGCACGCTCTGCACGCCACCGATACGATCTGCCTCCTCTAGGCCAGTAGCGCGATCTGTTACATCGGGAGCTGTGCGGGCCTGGTGGAAGGATTCGGCAATTTCGTGTAGATCAGACATTTGCCACCTCTGCGAACAGGTCAAATTGCGGTACCGGAGTAGCCAGGCGAATGGCCTCTTCGTCGATGCGCGCGCTTGCGGTTTCAAAATGGGACGGGTCAAGCTCGATGCCGATGAAGTCGCAGCCACAGCGCAGCGAAGCAATTCCGGTGGTACCGCTGCCCATGGTGTTATCGAGAACGGTCATGCCCGGTACCGTGTAGGTGCGGATCAGGTATTCCATGAGCGCGACTGGCTTTTGCGTTGGGTGGTAGTTGCCGGACTGCTTGTCGCTCGAGAAGAATTGGACGCTGCGCGGGTACCGCTCGGTCGAGTCGTACTGGACAAGATTCAATGCCTTGCCGTAGCACTCGGAGTTGACCGTCTTTCGGCTTGAGGTCTTGCGCTCGTGCCCTGCAGTCATTTGCGGGTTGTAGATGGGCTGCTTGCGATAGAAGACCAGAGCAGACTCGTGCGCCCGCATTGGCTGCTTCTTGGCGTTCAGGAAGCCGGTGGCGTTGCCCTTCTCCCAGATCCATTCATAGCGGAACAGGTCCGGGCGGCTCATCACCAGCATGGACGTGAACGGCTGAGCGGCGGTCAGGACGATGGCGGCTTCCTGCTTTGCGACCCGCAGGTACTGCTCCCACAGCGCAGCCATCGGGATCACTTCGTCCCATGCGCATTGGGTTGTGCCGTATGGCAGATCGGCCAGGATCAAATCCACGGTACCGGCCTCGATTTCCTTCATCCGCTCCAGGCAGTCGCCGAGCATCAGGCGTACTTCACTCATTTCCGTGCTCCTACGCCGCGCTGGGTGCTTCCGTCAGCACAGACGACGCGATGGTCATTGCCGCGGGATAGGCCTATGCCTGACCCGGTTGTGTGTCGTATCTGGTAGCCCTGGCGCTGCAGGAGCTGGATGGCGTGCTGCTGGATAGAGGTCATGCGAAATCCCCCATAGCGGAGCGGCTACGGAAGCGCCCCATCTCGACTTCTTCCTGGCTGACTTCGCGCGCGCCAGCGAAGCTAACGAACCGCGCAAACTGGCCTTGCTGCTGAAGCAGGCACGATCCGACCGGCGCATGGCGGCACTTGGTCATAATGATTTCGGTGACGCCGTTCTGGCCTTCCTCGGTGTCCATGTCCCGGTGAACCATGAGGATGCAATGGGCGTCTGCTTCGATTTCGCCGGAGTCGCGCAGGTCAGCCGAAACAGGCTTCTTGCCTACGCGCTTGGTCGAATCGCGGTTGAGCTGGGAGAGGAGGATCACGGGGATCCCAAGCTCTTTGGAGAGGTTCAACATGGCCTTGCTGATCTTGCCGACCTCTTCGGTGCGGCTGCGGCCCTTGCTATCGCCCTGCATCAGGCCGAGGTAATCGACCATCACAATGTCCAGGCCGTGGGCGCGCTGAACCTGGCGCGCAATAGATCGGACACGAGCCGGCGTAAGCCCCGGCTGATCGCAGATGTACAGCGGCTTGTCTTTGGCTTTGGCTACGGCGGCGGTCATGCCCATCCAGTCGGTATCGCGCATGTCGACGCCGCTATCCAGGCGAGCTATGTCAACCGAGCCAAGCGATGCAATCACGCGCTGGCCCAGCTCCTGCTCTGGCATTTCCATGCTGAACACGAGGCCCACGCCGGCGCCGGTCATGGCGATGTTCTGGACGATCTGCAGGCCGAGGGTGGTTTTCCCACTACCCGGCAGGCCAGCCACTACGGTGACGGTGCGCGGACGAATGCGGCGGGTCAGCTTGTCCAGATCCGGCAGGCCGGTGGTAAAGCCCAGGTCCTGCTTGCCGTTGAACTTGGCATCGGTCGCGTCAATGTTCTTCAGCAGAATCTCGTCGATTCGCTTGTAGTCCGCCTCGCCGTCCTCGAGGTCGCGCAGATCAGCCATTGCCTGTTGAGCGCTGGCGATGATCTCTGCCAGGGGCTTTTCCTCGGTTGCCAGATCGGTGACCGCGTTGGCCGCTTCGACCAGGCGGCGCAGAACGGCGCGCTCGCGCACGGTCTTGGCATAGGCCTCCCAGTTCGCCGTGCTGTAGGTGGACGCTGCCACCTGTCCGGCATAGGCGATAGTGGAGTCACCAGACGGCAGTTCCGGACGGAAAACGCCAACGGTCACCGGGTCAATCGGCTCGCCAGCGGCATGACAGTCCAGAATGGCCTGATACAGCGCAGCGTTTTCGATCTCGTAGAAGTCCGCCGCCACGACCTTGCCGCTGATCGCGTCAAAAAGGTTCGGGTCAAGCATCATGGCGCCGAGCACGCCCCATTCGGCCTCGATGCTGTACAGTTCGCGGCTCATACGTCACCCCCGCGCGCTGAATCCCAGTCAAAAATCACAGCCAGCCCCCCGTTCTCGCGCAGCCGATCAAGCGCGCGATCACCGATGTATGCCGCCAGCTCAGCGCTTGGCAGGTTCGAAGTAACGATGGTTGGAAACATGTTCCGGTAACGGGCATCGATGATCGTGTGCAGCGCCTGGCGCTCGAACTCGGTCCCGCCCTGCGCACCGATTTCATCGATCAGCAGCAGGTCGACGCTGGCCAGTTCGGCAAAGATCGACTGCTCGGTCACGTCAGAATCCCGCCCGAAGCTCGACTTGATCGCCGCGATGATGTCGGCAGCAGGCACATACAGCGCCTTCGCGCGATGCTCACGAACAACCGCCTTGAGCACCGCGCAGCCCAGGTGCGTCTTGCCATTACCGAAGTTGCCCAGCAGCAGCAGGCAGCGACCAGCGTCGTAGTTCTCTTGGAACTGGTCGACATAGGCGCGGCACTCATCGAGCGCGGCCTTCTGGCCAGCCAGCGGAGTGCGGTAGTTGTCCAGCGAGCAGCGGCGGAACCTTGCGGCTATGCCGGTAGCGAACAGGGCGGCGTTCACCTCCTCCCACTGCTTGGCCTCAACCGCGGCGGCGCGGGCCGCCTCGTCATTGCCGTGGATGGCGTCAAAGCGGCAGCGCGGGCAGCCACTGACGCGGTGCTCGCCGTCGAATGATTCGGTCAGGGCCAGCTGGAACTCGCCGTGCAGCTCACACTGCTCCGGTCGAGACTTGATCCGTGGCGTAGCGCCGAAGTTAGAAGTTCGCACGACGAACCCCCAGGCGCTTGTTCTCTTCGGTCTTGGCGCGGATCTCTGCGGCGTTTACAGGCGGCAGGTTGGTGAAGCGCGATGGCTGGATGGGGCGGACGTTGTTCGGCAGGCGGGCGTTGCGAACCCAGTTGCGCCAGGTGGCAAACCAATCCAGCTTTGCGGCGCTCTTGCCGGATGCTGCGTGCCAGTGATCAGCGAACTTCTCAGCCTCGCGCAGCACCAGGGCTTCGGTGAACTCAGGGCGATCAGAGAGCGCCCAGGCCATGTACTCAGCAGGGAGCACCCAATCTGCCGCCAGTCGCTTTGCACGCTTCGGTTGATCAGCGCCAGCGGCTGGCTCGTCCTGCGTGGCGGTCGGCGCTTCAGCGGCGACATGCTCTTGATCTTCTTGGTTTTGGTTATTGGTTATTGGTTCTTGGTTAGTTTTCGATCCGCTTTCTTCTGGGTTAGCTGAAATAACCGGCTGGGTTTCTTCTTGGTTATTTTGGCTTTGCTCTGGGGTAGCGTCTGCTTTCCGAGGGCGACCACCGCGCTTGCCATTCTCAGCGGCCTGCTTGGCTTTCGCCTGGTACTGGCCGATAACCTGATCGCAATGGCTGTGCTGCCAGCCTGCGTCGGTCTGAGTGAAGAACTCTCCCAGGACAGCAGCAACCTCAGTGACGTTCGAGCGCATACGAATGACGCGTGCGATTGCATCAGGCTCGCCTTGGATCGGCTGCTCGTTGATGTAGTACAGATCCAGAAGACGGCGGTAGGCCAGGTCTTCGATCAGATCAAGGTGAGCAGTGCGGAGCATGTAATCGCCTGGATGGAACGGATAGAAGTTCATGCTCAAATCTCCAGCTCGTCAGTGACGCGCTTGATGAACTCGTCGTAGCTTTCGGCCATCTTGATCCCCTGGCATTCAAGGGCTTCTCGGTAGGCCTTGGCTGATCCGTAGAGCACCCAGCGCTCACGCTCAGGCAGATGCTTAAGCGCGGAGTAGCTAGGCCATGGGCCGGCGATAACGGCGCTTGCACGCTGCTGGTCGATGGTGTTGCGGTGGAAGTCTTGTTGGCGCATAATCTTCTCCAGTGAAGTTGTACCGCTGTTGAGAGCCCGCCCTTGCCCGGCGGGCTTTTTGTTGCCTTCGAATCAGGTACTGGATAAATCCTCACCCTCTCCGCTTCGCTTACCTGTCCGATCCACTGGCCCTAAGATGGGAACCATGGAAACCACTGACAGGGATGTCTCTTATGCCGCTTCGCTCGACTGCTTCAGGAAAGGCGGGAAAACCTTGTCCAAGGTGCAGCGAACGCCAAGCTGGTTCAGTGCCTTAACGATCAATCGGGCGTCTTCCAGCTTCAGCGGGCGAGCGCCAGATTCGTAGTTAGCCAGCCTGGACTGCTTCCAATTGAGCTTCCGGTGCAGGGCCGCCTGGGTGATCCCGGCCGCCTCTCGTAGCTCGGCGATTCGGTTCATTGCCTTACTCCTGTGATCAATATGCGTAGGATAAACACATATCGTGTTATT